CGCAGTTACTGAAAATATTGAAACTTCGGCTCAAGTGAGATGTATTACTGCTCAATTCCTTATGGTAGGGGTAGACGCTAATAAAGTACCTACACCAGTTCCTAAAATACCAGAACACCATAAAGATAAATGTAAATCATGCGGGCACGTGAAACATAATGTTAATGATAATTGGTTTAATCCTAAAATGAATAACCATTACTCTCAATATTTTGAAGAAACAGAAGACAGAGACTCAGGATCACTAAAATCAAGTAATAATGACAATTGAACCTATTGAACTATATCAAATATATAATGGAATCAAACTACATTTTAATCAATCTTATGACTATATTAAATATCAAGGAAAATCACTCACTAATCATAATCAATTCAATCAAAGAAAAGACAAATATGCGTATGCATACAACGCCAAATATTTTAAAGATACTCAACACGCTAAACTCTTTATTCTAGCACAAATAGTAGGCAATGGCGTTAAAATTCATAATAATATTCCGTATATTAATGACCTGATTAATCAACAATCAATTAAAAACTATAATACATACAATAAAAAAACTCAATCTATGAAGTATAACTATATTAATGATATTAATATATTACATTATATTATGAGAGATAATAATATTAAACTAAATATAATACTGGAAGGGGATAATCAATATCCAATTTGGCATAACCTTGTAATAGATAATAAAATCAATATCGAATCAGTTATTATACTTAATATACTACTGAACTTCTTTAATAAAATATTACATAAGGATATATATTTTAATCAATTTATATCTAATGCTACTAAATACCAACAGTTTATTCAATTAGATAATAAATACTATGCTAACTTAACTTATAATATACTAAATGGACAACATAACAAAATCTAAACTGGTTATTACACTCGGTGTTATTATGTCTGCTACCGCAGCCTATTTCTCTATTTCAGGACTAGTACAAATCTTTATTAATAATGTCATTCCTATTATTATTATGGGAGTATGCCTAGAAATCGCTAAACTCATTTCTATTAATTGGCTATATCTGCAATGGAATAACTATAAAGTAATTATGAAATCATATTTCTTAATCGCTATTACTGGTATTATGATGATTACTTCTTTAGGAGTATACGGGTTCTTATCTAATTCATCCGCCAATATTAATAATGATATTCAACAATCTAATATTAATCAAGAATATAATAATAAACAAATTCTATATTATCAATCAATTATCAACTCCGCTATAAAACAAAGAAATCAATTAGATGATACTATCGATACTCTTATTAAATATGATAGAATTAGAGGACCACAGGGCGCAATTAATACTAGAAATAATCAAAAAGTAGAAAGAGATAATCTAAATAATGTTATTAATCAGTCTAATAATGATATACATACTATTAATAATAATATACATAATGAACAGTCAAAAAATCAAGATAATTTAAATGAAGTCGGCCCTATCATTTCTATTGCTAAACTATTTAATATTAATGATTATAATAATTCTCTTAATATATTGATCATTCTTATTATTTTCGTATTCGATCCTCTTGCACTATTACTTACTCTATCGGGAACTATTATATTGAAAAAAGAATATGATAATAGAAATAATGATGATATAATAGGAGCAACGAGAGATAATATAATACATAATATTATAGAGATAGAAGATAATAATATAGATAATAATATAGATAAAATAGGTTTAGGAGGTGGGGAATATTCTGGATCATATAGTATTGACAAGGACAAACAGAACGAAATAGGTAATACTCTTTCTAGAATTAAAAGAGAAAGAGTTAACGACCTTACTAAAAAACATGACTAAAAAACATGATATTTAGGTATACATCCATGAGACTATCTGTCAATTTTTTGACACGGGGTTTGATATAATAATTGATTATCATTAATATAATATATAAAATGATTAAATCTAAATGAGAATCATTATCATTTGGAGTAGCAGAGAGTATATTTTCATACAAAATATACAGAACATCACGCAGTAGCTTGACAAAGTCACTATATTGTGTTATACTATCTGTGTAGAGGTTAATATATCAAATAAAGGGGAGAATTAATGGCATTGGAGTTAATGAATACTAGTATAGTATGTGCTGAGATAGAGGATATTAAATCTAAGGCATCCACATGTACATATATAGAGATAATATCAGAATATGCAGAGGATAATAGTATAGAGATAGAAGATATTATGTTATTATTAAGTCCATTAATAATAGATAAGATAAAGTATGAATCAAGTAAATTGAATTTACTTAAGACAGAGGCAGTACCAGAGATAATATTTTGAGTTAACTCTGGATATAGTGTCAATATATTGACACTATAATATTATATAATGATAGTAGATATAACGATATTAATATACAACGATAAGAGGATATAAGCAATGAGTGCATTAAATAAGTTTAGAAAGAATAAAATGTCTATAGATAAGTTGACAAATGAATTATCGAAGTCATCAGGCACCAAGAAAAGTTATATAGATGAGAGATTTTGGAAACCAACCACAGATAAAGGTGGTAATGGATTCGCAACAATACGATTTTTACCAGTAGAAAGAGAAGGTGATATACCATGGAGACAGGTATTTTCGCATGGATTCCAAGGACCAGGTGGATGGTATTTAGAGAATTGCCCAACAACGATTAATGGCAAATGCCCATTATGTAAAGAAAACACAAAGTTATGGGATACAGGAGATACTGCATCGCGTAATATAGCAAGAGATCGTAAGAGAAGATTACATTATATAAGTTATATATATGTAGTATCAGACCCAAGTAATCCTGATAATGACGGTAAAGTATTCTTATATAAGTATGGTAAAAAGATATATGAGAAGATACATAATTTAATGATACCAGAATTCCCAGATGAGGTACCACGTAACCCATTTGATTTTGATGATGGTTGCAACTTTAAATTAAAGATCCGTAAGGTAGATGGGTATATTAATTATGATAAATCAGAATTTGGAAGTACTACACCCTTTTCAGATGATGATGATTTCACATTAACTATTGCAGAACAGATTAAGTTTTTAGATGAGTTTACTGACCCAGATACTGCATTTAAATCTTATGATGATTTGGCAACCAGATTATATAAAGTATTAGGATTTGAGGATCAATCAATGGAAACAGAATTTAAGAAAGTAGATGAACCAGTATTAATTACTGAACCAGCACCATCAATGCCAATATCAGGGGAAGTCCATGCTACTACTGAAAAGGGTGTTGTGAGGGATTCTAAGGACGATAGAGAGGTTTTAACGGAAACTGAAGAGGATGATGAGGATATTAGTTATTTCAATAAATTAGCAAATACTGAATGGTAACGTTATATACATCAATATTAATTATTAGTGCAGGTATCTTTGGAGTAGCCATATTAGTATGTCTACTCTTTGGATATAACTTATACATGTATTCTAATGGTAAATCATATAATATGCCTGTATATAAAATAGATGAATATATACAGAAAGTGAAACGATGGAAACGTTCTGACGACGGGGATAAAAGTAATAATATGAGGTGGGAGTCTATGAGAACAGATAATATTACTATATTCAACTATATTATAGCTATATTATTATTACCTATATTAATTGGTATATCATGTATATTATTAGTATATTATACAATAACTGATTGGAGATAGCAATCAACGCTTGACACTTTATATTAGGAAGTGGGGTAGGTTGCCGAGAAAGGGGTAAAGGCTCACTCTGTGAAAAAGTGTTTATTTGAAAAATTTTATTTAGAAAAAATATTTGAAAAGGTGAAAAAATGAAAAAAGTAAAAATGATAACGAATTATGGAGAAGTAGTAATAGAATTGGATGAAGAGAATTCCCCAGTAACGTGTGAGAATTTTTTAAGTTATTGTAATGAAAATTTTTATGATGGTACAATATTCCATAGAGTGATACCAGGATTCATGATACAGGGTGGTGGATTTGAGCCGATGATAAACGACGAAATGACACAAAAAACTGTTAAGGGGCCGATACTGAATGAGGCAGACAATGGTGTGTCTAATAGGAGAGGAACTATATCCATGGCAAGGACAGGAGTTCCGCACTCAGCAACTGCACAGTTTTTCATAAATTACTCAGATAATAGTTTTCTAAATCATACAGGTAAGACGCAACAGGGTTGGGGATATGCTGTATTTGGAAAAGTTATCGAGGGGATGGATGTATTAGATTCTCTATCATCAGTAGAGAAAATCACGGTACGTCAGCATGAGAATGTTCCAGTGAATGATATCATTATAGAGAGTACCGAAATTATATTGTAGTGAATTTAATTAAATTTTTATAAAGTAGTTGACATTTATATAAAAGTATGATACAATGAAGTTACAGTAAAAGGAACATATGTTCCCAATAGAAATAGGTGAGAGGAATGAGAGATATATTAAATTTAATAAAGAAGTTCAGTATGGATTTACTAGTGAGATTTATAGTAATATTGGTAGGTATATTATGGGTGTTAAGTATATTATATTTTCTGGGTTTTGTTTCAAATGCTCAGGCGGGTTCGTCGTTTGACAATTCGGACTGTTTATATTCTTGCATAAGTCCACCGGATCAAGTTGAATGGGAGGCACGTGAAAAGATAAGAATTAAAGAATCTTATCTTGAAGAAGATAGAGATCGTGAGAGGATATCAGAAGATAGGGCAATGGCAAAAAAAGTATCTTCTTATAAAGAAAACATAAAGCAATCAATTTATGAAACGGCAGAGCAGTTAATGACGTGTTCATCAGCTATCC